GAGCCGGTGCCGTCGCTGTAGATCGACTGCGACAGTTCGTTCATCATCGTGCTCTCGGCCACACCAAGGCGGGCTTCCAGCAGGTCGATGAACTGCTCCTTGCCAGAGTTCTGCAGCATTTCCAGGCCGCTCATAACGACCGGGACTGCGTACTGCTTGATCTGGAATTCAGCGGCGCTGATCACGTCCTGAGCGGCCACAGGCAGCAGGTCGTAACCAGAGTAGAAGCCGCCGTTTGCGTTCTCAGCGAACGACAGTTCTTCAAAGATCACGTTACCGCCGCTGATGGTGCGCACGTTGCCGCGCTGGTTCAGCTTCGCCAGGATGGCGTTGTTTTTGGTGACGTTGTCCGCGATCTGACGCGAACGGTTTTGGATGGTTGTGGCAACTATATCGCTCACATTCGGAAAGGCCATGATACTTCTCCATTAAAAACGGTTGCCCTTGCGGGCGTTCTCCTCACGCGTCAACAACTGCAAGTTGTTTTCGACATGAAGTCCACTGACTGTCTTGCCCCGCAGAGGGACAATGTGGTCTACCGTCATGTTCATACGCCGGGCCTCGGCGTAGATGGCATCTATGGCTTCCCGGTTCGCCCAAGTGGGAGTCCGCTTTTGCAGCGCTAACTCTCTCAGGCGCACCCTCTGCACAATCTTGGCGAAATGCCGTTCGTATTTGGTTCTCTCGTAACGCTGAAACGCATCCGGGCGCTCTGTTCGCAGTTGCTTCAACCTATCGTTTTGGCGTTCCAAATATTCTGGATGGCGCTCTCGATAAGCCGCTGCGTTTTTCTTTCCAAGCTCCTTCGACTTGTCGTGATCCTTGTAATAAGACTCACGAACATGACGACGGCGCATTTCAAGAAACTGCTCGTCACCCGCCTCGCGTTTTTTGCGTTGCCGTTCATGAACCGCTTCACGATGGCACGCCACACAAGACCTGTTGGATAGTCGCCGCTCGCCGTTCAGTTCTGGGTGCTTTTCGCACACCTTGCCAAAGTAGCGGGTCGGCGATTTCTCCAACATGTTTCTATTATCACATCACCTCGACGACATCTGGATGGCCGCCTCGATGGCCGAGCGCACGTCTGTGGGCTCTTGGCGCATTGCACCCACCGGCGCCGCACCAGACACCTGCACAGCCGCCGAGCGCGCCTTCTGCGCGGCCTGGGTCTGCTGCTGGGCGCCCTGGGCCTTGACGCGCTGGGCGATCACGGCGCGCACGTTGTCGTTCATCAGGCAGGCCTTTTTGTAGGCCTCGGCCAGGCTCAGGGGTTGACCACGGCGCTGCGCCGTCTCGAGCAGGTCGGCCATGTCCTCGCGCACGTCCTCACCAAACTCGGCTTTGCCCAAAAAATCAGCAACCTCGCTGACGGCGCGTTCCTGCACTTGCTGCTGCTGGGCCAGCTGGGCCTGCTGGAACTGGGTCAGCATCTGCTGCACCGGCGCCAGGCGCTGGTTGAGCACCTGCTCAATCGCGGCCTGCTGCGGGTTTACCTGCGGGGTCTGCCCGGCCAAAGCCTGGTCCAGCGCCTCAATGAAGCCGTTGCCGAACCGGCCCACGCCGAACTGGTTGACGATGCCGGCCACCATCTGGGCCAACTCAGGAGCCGTGCCGGTGCGCAGCTTGGCGGCCGTGCTCATCAGGTTGTCGATGGCCTGCAGGGGGTTGCTGTTCTCGGCCTTGATGAATGCCTCGTAGGGCTGAATGGTGCGCATCACCGCGTCAACGGTCTTGCGGGCTTCGGCCGACTCCTGCAGCGTGCGCTGCACCTCGACCTCGCGCCGGGCGATCTCAGCGCGCACCGGCTCGGGCAGCTGGCCCCAGTGCTCGCGGATCTCAGGCCGCCATGAGGCCGGCGCCCGCTCGCCCTGTTGCTTGGGCCCAGACTTGGGACCAGGCTGGATGCCCTCCTCTTTTGGCCTAAATTTTCCTTGCTCGTCGCGTGGCTGTTGCTGAACATCTTTCGATTGATCGCCTTCGGCCAGTGCGTTCAGGTCTTGGGCCGCCGGCGCATCGCCTTGAGGCTGTGCCGTGTCGGGCGCAGCATCAGGTACAGCAGGAGCAAAATCAGAATGCTCGGCAGCAGGTGCTTGCGTAGTTGTTGAATCTTCGGGCTCCTCAATCGCGGACTCGATGGCGTCGCGCAGTGATGTCGTGGGTTCATTCATGTTTATCGCCTTGCTTGTAGTTGCTCAATCGCGGAACGGATGTCGCGCTTGGTGATCGTGCCGCCTTCGGTGAAAAGGCGTTCACGTCGCTCCTGGGCTTTCGCCCAAGTCTCTTTGAAGTCATCGACCGTCGCCAGGCCGTTTGCCTTCATGTACTCGCGGTGTTTCGTGCGCGTGCTGATGTCGGTGCCATCAGTCGCACGCAGCCCGTCGTAGCTGCGGTCGCCCCAGAGTGCGCCCGAGTCGGTGCGCATGGGCGCCTGGTAGTCGTCGGTGATCTCAATCAACTCGTAAGGCGGTTCTTTGCTTTGGATGTAGCGGCGGCGTGTCATCAGGCACCAAGCTCCTTGTCAATGATCAGCAGCGCGCACTTGTCGTCGCCGGCCAACTCCAGGCGAGACAACAGGTCGCCGTAAGCACCGACGGCCTTGCGCTGAATTTCCAAAAACTGCAATAGGAACTGTTTGACCACAGCGTCGTCTTCCTTGTCGAAGAAACGCTTGTAGTCGTTGTAAACCTCGACTTCTGTTTCGTACCCGCGGGTGATGGCCTTCTGCAAAGAATCAAAACTCTCGGTCAGGCGATCCAACTCGGGGACGATGGCAACGGCGCCAACGTCATTGAGAAAGTCCACGATCAACTGGTAGTGCTCGAGTTCCTCGGCGCTTTCCTTGAGAAAATACGACTGGGCGCCGAAATACCCAATGCGCTGCATGTGGTTGGCAATGTGCTTCCAAAGCTGAGACTGGCTCATCTCCAAATAGATGGCGTCGTCCAGCATCTTTTTGCACTCGGCGGAAATCAACATCTTGGGCTTCATGGCTCACTCCTTATTGCATCGGGCCGCGCACCGCGGGCATCTGGGGGGCTGCCGGAGGCAGGTTGCCTTGAGGCTGCAGCATCTGACGCTGCATGGCCGCCAACTGCATCGCTTGGCCGTCTGCCTCGACGTTGGCCTTCTTGGCCTTTGCCATCCGCTCGGCCGCGCCGGCCTTCTTCTCCTCGACCTCGGCGATCTGCATCGGGTTGGGCTGCTGCTGCTGCATGCCCTGCTGCTTCAGACCCGTGATGGCCTGGTCAAGGATCGACTCGATCTGCGTGCTCACGCGGAACTTGCTCACGCTCCACTGCAGCAGCGACAGCAGCACAGGCGCAGCGCCCGGCACCTGCTGGGCCATCGGCGCCACCTGGGACACGAACGCGCCCAAGCCCTGCATGAACTGCACAGCCGCGTCGCGCTCGGCCGCCCAGTCCAGCGCGGCCATGCTGTCGGCCTCGACCGTGATGCGGTACTGGGCCATCTCTTCGTCCTTGAGTAGCTGCACGGCCTGCAGTGCCAGCTGCGCGTCGGGCGTGCGCTCGATGTTGCTGCGCTTGATGATCGTCTCGGGCTGCCAGTGCTTGCAGATGATCTCAGCCTTGATGCGCAGTGCGCTCGAGATCCAGTCGGCGATGTAGAACTGCATCAGCTGAATGCGCGTGCTGCCGAACTGGGCCTTGATCTGCTGCGCCGTGGCCGTCTCGCTGGCGCGGCTTGAGCCACGCATCACGTCCGAGATGCCCAGCACCTCGTAGATCTGCATGACCTTGTCCTGGCGGTACTGGCGCAGCTGATTGATGGCGTTGACCACCTGCTCAATCGGCACCCAGTCCACCTGGCCCTTGATGCCACCCTTCTCGGCAAACAGCGCCCAGTTGTCCACCGGGATCAGCTGGTTTTCGGCGCCCTGCTGGAACACGCGCTGGATGCCTTCGGCCGACTTGTCGTACACGCCAACCACCTTGGCCGCACGCGTGAGCCAGGTGATCCGGGTGTTGATCTCATCAAGCTCATTGAACTGATCTTGAGCAAAGATGTAGTCGGCGCGGGGCATGAAGTTGGAACTGGTGACGTTGGCGGCCACCGGCTTGGGACACGGGAAAAACCCGTCCAGGCCAAGCGGGTCGTCCTTCACGTCCAGGATCACTTCGGCGCCCTTGGCGTACCAGTAGACCTTCCTGCTTTCCTTGCACCAGACCTCGTACACCTCGGCTTTGGACCACGGGTCGTGCTTGGGCGACTGGTCGTTGACGTTCTCCTTGCGGCCGGTGCTGCCCATCGGCACCACCTTGGCGATCTCCTCGCCAAAGCGCTCGACCAGCTGGTCCTTGGTCATGTACACGCGCCGGGCCACCCAGCGCACCTCATGCCACACGCGGGCCGGGGACCAGAAGAAGTCCTCCCAGTAGATGTAGTCGCAGGGCGCGTCCTCGTCCACGATTCGCTCGGCCATCTCGGCCGGGGCGATCTCCTGGCCCAGTTCATCGAACACGGCCGGGATCTCGTACTCCTCGGTCTTGACCTCGTAGCGCAGCCAGATCTGACCAAGACCCACCACCAGCCAGTCCTCGATGCCCTGACGCACGGCCGCGTCCCAGGTCGTGACGTTGTCGTCAAACCCGGAATTGAGCAGGCGCTGCAGGATCGTGCTCGCCACGCGCGCCTGGTCGTCCTCGTAGTCCTGGTACTTGCGCGCCACGTCGGCCTTGGGCGGCCGGGCGTACAGCATGGACAGCAGAACCTTCATCGTGGACCAGAACAGGTTGACCTTGCTCTCGTCCTTGGCGTAGGCGTCGCGCTTGTCCAGGTACCGCTGCGTAATGCGGTTGGCGTCCTTGTGAAAATTGCCGAGTTCCTGGCGCGCGGCCTCGATCTCGGTGCTCCAGCGCTGCGCCAGCCCCACGGGGGTGTTCTGAAAATCGCTCGCGCTGGTGATCTTGCTTGTCGGGTCCATCATCCGATCCTTTGTGATGCCTGGGGACCGCAATCCCAGATGTCTTCAAGCGAAAAGGCGTAAGTGGCCCCCTTCGGCTTGTCCTGTGCAGGGATTTTATGCCCCCCTTGCGATTTCCCCACCGGCCGGCACGCAAGCGCGAGGTACCGGAACGAGTCGCTGGCATGGCTGTGCTGGTCGTGCTTGGGCTTGTTGCGGTACGTTTGCGTGCGCTCGTCCCACTCCCGCATGTACGCGCGCAGGTGCTCAACCCCGTCGTAGGTCGCCTTCTCGTCAAAGTAGCAACTGGGCAGGATCAGACGCGCCGCCTCGATGCCGTCCTGCAACGACATTTCGGGCACCAGGTTCGGCCGGATACCGTTGGACAGAAACTGCTCAATGATCGACTTGCCGGTCTGCAGCGACTTGGCGCGGGCGTCGTGCGGCAGGAAGATCCCCCGCGGGTTGACCTTGTACGGCCGGGACTTCACCCAGTCGATGTAGTACTGGATCGGCTGGTTGTCGTCCTCCATGAAGTCCACCACCCGGTACCCGTCGCGCGTCTCCTGCCAACCCCACCAGCTGCAGCTGTCGGTGAACCCAAGGTCGGCCACCAGGTTGACCGGGAACTCAGGGTCCACCGGAAAAGTGGCGATCCGGCCCTGCTCATACGCCTCGCCGATCAACTTGGCGTAGTACGCGCCAGGGATCGCCGCGTCAAACGAGCACTCGTACTCGACCGCAAACGCCTCCTCGGTCATCTGCGCCTTGGCGTCGCGCAGTTCCTCGGGATGGATGATCCCGGTCTTGCTCGCGGGCAGTTCCAGCAGCAGGTGGCTGTCGGGATTCAGGCGCGCCTCCTCCCGCAAGTTCCAGAACAGGTTCTTGCCCTTGGGCGTGCCGGCAAAAATGGCCCAGCCGCGCCGGTCAGAGAGCGCCGGGCGCAGGACCGTGTACCAGGCGCTCGGCCGGATGTCGCCCACCTCATCGAGCACCACCCCGTCAAAGTACATGCCCCGCAGGGCGTCGTAGTTGTCCGAGCCGGCCACGTAGATCGTGCTCTCGCCCCCGTGCCCGTTGTTGATCGTGATCTTCAACTCAGACTCGTTGGGCGGCCGCGCCCAGAAGTCCTTGGTCAACTCCTTGAGGTAGCCCCAGGCAACCCGCTTGGCCTGGTCGCGCTGGGGCGCAAGGTACGCAAACTGGGGCTTGGGCAGGGCCGTCTCGAGCGCGCCGATCACCAGGTCCGCGCACATCGCCACCGTCTTGCCCGCACGCCGGTGCGCAACCACCACCGTCCAACGCTTGCTGCGCTTGTGCAAGGGCTGGAAGACCTCGCGGGGTTGGTATTCCTGGAGTTTCATGCAGGCTCGTAAGTTTTCTCAAAGATGTCGGGCTTGCACGGGTAGTGTTCGCCGTGGACGCCGGTGATGATCCAGTCGCCAGGGGTGACGATGTGGCCGCCTTCTAGCGTTTGAATCCAGCCGTGATAACCGGTGATATAGCCAGTGATTGGGTCAAGCGGCTCAAGCAAAACTTCCGGGTGGTCGCCATGGTTGTGCCATTGGGTGGCCTCAATGACCACAGGCTTCTTGCGGAACTTCATTGCGGTTTCCTCAACTTCGTTTTTTAGGTTTCAGAAAAATGGTGGGGGGCCCCTGCTCGAGCGACCCCCCCAGCCCCGGCTCGACGGGGGGATGGGGGTCCAAATTTTTCCGCCTCGCGCCAACCAAACCCAACAACATTCCCGGCAGGGCCGCAAATCTTGCGCAGGCGCTGCGAACGCAGGGTGGGCAATGGGTAGACCTCACCCTGCACCCTTTGCGCCTCCTGCGTCCTCTAGTTGATCGCTAGCGCTGGCGCCACTGGCTATGCCTTGTGCATCCACCGGATCAATAATCCGGTACTGACCTTCGTCGTCCCTTTTCAAATCAATGACTTGCGTCCGTTTTTCGGGAATCACGGCGGTCGTTGTGCCAATATTGCGACCACCAAGCCATGACAATTCCAGTTTTATGCCGCCGTCCACGTTGGCCTGCACCTGCAGCGGCATGGCTTTGTTGACCATCTGCGCAAAAATCTGCCGGTCTTGGATGCCGCCCTGCGCACGCTCAATTAGCCAACCTGCCAAGCCTTCCGCGTGGCAGTCGCGGGCCGCTTTTTCGACGGCCTCGCGGATCGTCCTGGTGATCTTGTTCTGGACGCCCTTCGGCCTTCCAGTCGGCAGCTGCGCGCCGTTAAGCGGGCTCGCGGCCGGCTTTCGCATTTCAGCCTCATTTTTTGCGGCATCACTGTCTTTCCTTACAGCCTCATCAACAGCGGTCTTCAGCACGGCCTGCTGCAGCTGCTCACCAACATCACGGGTTTGAGTTTGTGTGTCCATGTTGCGATTTTGCCTCTGTTTCACACTGGCCCGGATTCTGGCACGTACTTACTCCACACCTATACAGAGTAAGTGCGTGCCGCTAGTACGTGCCGTACCTTTGAAGCCCAAAGGCTTACAAACACACCCCCCTAGGGGGTGGGTGTGTTTTGTAGCCCGTCTTTGGGCATGGACTCCACTTTATAAGCACGTGCTCAGTCCGTGCCAAGTCCGTGAGTCCGTGCCAATCCTCCAGGTAAAGCCCCCAAACTCTGCTCAGGTATTGCTTGCTTACTGTTGCGCTTTTCTCATCACAATGAGATA